TTACACAATCCCCAATTCTCTACACATTTTTCAATGTCTTCAATAGTATAACGTTGGCTAACATCATCTAAAACACCATTATTAACTTTGCTTTGGTAGTAATATTTAGCATATTCTTCCATCAAATCTAAAGCATCACCTAAGTCTATTTCCCCTCGTCTAAACATTAATTCATAATCCCAATCATCATTATCTGTTAGCCATTTTTCAGCATCCATATTCATCTCTTTAATTCGTTAATAACTATGTTTACTTGTAACATTACTAATCCTTCGGGACATTGTAATTAATCTTAATCTCCCCTTTATGCGTAGTAGTATTATCGTTTTTGTTCTCGGTTATAATCTTTAAGTTCCACTCTTTAAACTTACGCTCTATAATCCAAGCATATTTTTGCCATGCTCTATCGTCCTTAATCATATTCTTCATAAGGTTTTCCTTCTGATGTAACAAAGCTTTTTTATACAACATGACAAAACTTTTACCTACTTCATCCCCTTCTTCAAAATCTTTAGCCTTCCACCTAGCAAAAGTTCTATCGCTAATACGTTCTTTTTCGGACAGTTCTTGATTAATTAAGAATACAAATTCTTCATCTGTTAATAGCATTAGATTCTCTTTAAACAAAATCTTTTCTGCTACTTCTATAAACCTATCTATTTTACTTGGTCTTGCCATTACGTTAAATCTTTTCTATGAATAAAACAATCTTGGGTTTCTAATTGACAAACATTTGGAATAAATGAAACTGGCTTCTTATATCTAATACAATCTCCAAACATTAAGTCGTCCATAAGTCCTGTACCCTCGTAAGTTTTTTTATGCTCTTTTAGCAAATTAATATCTCTAGCCATAAATGTACAGTCGTTACAATTACAATCAACCTTTTGCAGCTCATAACTAGTTTTAGCTTTTTTCTTAGTGCTTACATTTTTTTGTTTCGTTAAACTCATCTCTTAGTTTATTATATCTTTTTATGTACTTATTAAGCCTTTGGTCTATTACTTCTATTTTGGTATCTTCCCTTTGTTTTATTCCTTCTACATCTTTCTCTAGCATAACAAACCTAGCGTAAATGCCGCCTAAACTAAATATGCCTATTAGGATTTGTATAGCATTACTCTTAATAAAGTCCATGCGTAAATATACAAATTATTTTTTACTTTGCTTTCTTACTTCTAATACTACATTATGTATTATGTCGGTTAAGTTTTCTAGGTATTCAATATTTACTTGGTTTCTTTTTTCTAGTTCATCCAGTAGTTTAAATCCTTGTTTTTGCCATTGGTTAAAAACTTGTTTAGGTTTTTGTTTAAGCTCATTATTTAGATATGTAGATTGTTCTACTGTTGCTTTAAAAAGTCCTAGTAATATATTTGCTTCTAATGCTTTATCTTCATTTACCATTTTTTGCTCTTTGTTCATTTACTTTAATCTTGTTTTTAATTTCTTGCTCTATGTCAAAGTTATGATGTCTCGCTAAGTTTAAACAAACCATTATAATATCTGCTATTTCTTCTTTAAAGTTTGTCAAATCAAATCTAAATCTAGCATCTTTTAACTCTTCAAATTCTTCTTCAATCTTGTTAAAAAATTCAGAGTCAGTAGTAAGGGAGTCAATAAGCCCCCTATCTACTATACTTTTGTAATTTGCTTCTATTATCTCTTTCATTAGAATAAAGTTAATGCAGACTTTTCTAAAATAGCTGAGTTATGGTTTTTCTTATTAATTTCAAAATAAGACTCTTTTAACTCAACACTAATAGACTTTCTCTTCATTTTTAAAGCTTGATAACCCTCAGAGCCAATACCGCCAAATGGACTTAAAACTGTTTCACCCTCATTAGAATAAAGATGTAATATTCTTTCTATTGTATCTAATTGTAATGGGCATATATGTTTTTCATCATTATTATCTCTAGCCGTTGTATATTGTAATGTTCTTTTATAATCAACATCCATCCAAACGGGACTAGCATACTTCTGCCATAAATCAACAGGTAAATAATCAGGCTTACTTGGATCTGTATCTTGATGAGTAATAGGTATTAAGTTTTCTCCCTCATTTCTAAAAAACAAAACATAATCAGGAATACCAACTCTACTCATAGAACTATCTTTTTTAATTGTTTTATGAAGTAAACCCAATGCTTTAGTTCTTTGCATTTCTGTTACTGGATTCTTCCATAAAGTTGCTCTTGAATGATAAATAAATCCTTGTTCTGTAAACCAATCAACTAGCATACCTGAAAAATCTCTTAAACCTATAAAACCCTCTTTACCTTTTTGAATTGGTAAATCCATACAATGTACAGCTACTATTCTACCATCTTTAACAACTCTTTTTAATTCTGGAATAAGGTATTTAAAATGTTGTTCAAATTGTTTGTAATTAGCAACATTACCCATATCCTCTTTCTTATCAGAATAAACATAAAGTTCCGCAAATGGAGGACTAAATACTGAAATATCAGCACAATTATCAGGTAGTTGTTGTAATGTTTGAACACAATCACCATTAAAAATAGAGTAGTTATCTGTTATAACTTCTTTATTGGTTATTTTTACTTTTGATACAGCCGTTTTATAATCTGTATTTGCTGAATAGTTACTCATTTCTTTAATCATTTCGAAGTGTTTTTTTTCTTTTTCTAATATTGATTTTCTAACGTTTTTTTGTGATTCTGGTACTAATAGATGAACTTTGACTTTATTTTTTTGGCCAAATCTATAACATCTCCTAACAGCTTGATAGAATTGCTCAAACTTAAAATCGTAAGAACAAAATATCATATTATGGCATTGTTGGTAATTCATACCAAATGAAGCAATAGAAGTTTTAGTTATTAATCTTTTAAATTCTTCTTTAGCAAATCCATTTAAGTTTTTAGCTTTTACTTCTGGTTTATCAGATCCTTGTACGTTTACAGATTCTTCAATTAATTTATTTAAGGCATCAGTTTCAGCATTTTGTAATCCCCATACTATAAACTGTTCATATGGATTAGATTGTATTATTTCATTTGTTTTAATAATTCTACTGTCTAAACTTCTTCTTAAATCTTTGTTTAGCTCAGTTGCTGAAACTGCTACATCTCCAAATAAAGTATTAGTATTATTTTCAACAGGAATAATATGTTCAATGTATTCTATTTCTGGTAAATCATAACCAACATGATTAAATCCTAGTGTTTTTGGATTATCAATAGCAATAGCCCATGTCATTACAAACTTCCAAAAATCATCCTTAGCGTGTTTTCTTAATCTCCATTTAGAAGTTTCTCCACCATCATGGACAAAATACATTGCTAACATTTCTAAGTATGGCATAACACCTAAAAACTCTGAATGCTGCCCTAATTCCATATGATCGTTTGGAGATGGAGTAGCGGTACAAGCTAATTTATAAGGAGTTGTTTTAAAAGTATCAATAATAAATCTTGATAACTTCCCATCTCTACCTTTTAAAATAGAAGATTCATCTAATACTACACCAGAATAAACAGAACAATCTATATTTTTTAATTGCTCATAGTTTGTAATATCAAAGCTATTTAAATCAATATTAAACTTTCTAGCTTCGTCTTTAGTCTGTTCTACTACTGCTAAAGGTGCTAATATTAATACTTTTTTACCAGTATAATTATAAACTTCATTAGCCCAACTAAGCTGCATTAAAGTTTTACCTAAACCACAATCAGCGAATATTGCAAATCTACCTTTTTTTAAAGCTGTTTTAACTGTAAATTTTTGAAAGTCGAATAAGTTTACATTTAGTTTACTTTCATCAATATCAAAACCACTTGATATATGACTTTTTTCTTTTGTCTTTAAAAATTCTTGATAATCCATAACTATAAATAATACTGTTTAACTTTCACAAATTCTCCATAACGATTAGAAACGTCTAACCATCTATCTTTAACTTCGACACCTTCTTTCCTTAAATCGCATATCCTAGAAGCTAGTCTATAAATTCCAAGCTCATTCCATGCTTTTAAAGGATTAATTGTTTCGCCTTGCTCTAAATAGGCGAGCAGCCTTTGTTTTTGATTTTCCATAACTATTTAATTTATTCAAATGTAAAAACTTTTTTTTATTTACAAAAATTATTTAGTGATTTTAAATACTCATTAGTTTGCTTTATACGTTTTTGTAACTCGATGATATACAATTCAAGCTCATGAACCATTAAAATATCATTATTCAAAGCTTCTGTAAATTGGTTTTTAATTCCCTTCTCTTTATACTTTTCCATTAAAGCGTATTTAGATGCCTTTAGAGCGCTTATATTTGAATTTATATATCTACATACCAATTCATCTGTTAAATTGCCTCTAACAGCGTTTAAATGCTTCACAAACGGTTTTAAATCTTTTTTGTTAAAATGGGAGTTCATCATCTTCTAAGTTTCCTGCGTTTATAAAACTATCTAAAGCGTTGTTTTTTGGATAATCTAGCTCAAAATTAGTAGGGGTTTCGTTTTGTAATGGGTCTTTACCGTTTATTTCAAACTTACACCTGTCAACCATTTTTAATTTTATAGGCTCATCTTTGTACGTTACACTTCCCCCTGTTTCTGTTTCTTTAACTTTCCTAACGTGTAACTCTGTTACATTCCATAAATCTGGGTGCTGAGTCATTCTATGGATACTTAGAAAGTCGTCTGCTCTGTTAGCGAACTTCTGCCCTCCCTCTACATAACTTTTTTCTGGGTGTACTAAATGTCCTTTGTATTCATGTTCCATTGGATAAGTCATTCTAGCAAACTGAGAGGCAATATGTGCCATTACATAAACGGTTTTATTAGTTTGTAGGCACATTGTTCTAATATCCGCGCATACTTCATAGTCCTCTTCATGCTTATTTCCCCCATTAGATTTTAAAGAGTTAAATGGATCAATCAAACCAGTATCGCAATTTTGATGTTTTATTATATCAATTATCTCTGATGCGCTATACCTTTGATCTGTTCTAATAAAACTAAAATGCTCTTTAATTTCCTCAAGGTATCTAAAATAAGAAGCTTCGTTATTTACAAAATCCCTATCTATTCTTTTACCAGTCCAAAAATTAAATATTTTTCTTAATAGTGAGTATGGCTTGTTTTCACTAGAAAAAATACAATGCTTAATACCATGTAATTTAGATAAACAAACGTAGTACCACATAATTAAATCTGTCTTACCTACGTTATCATGACCAATTCCCATATTAAATTGACCTCTTTTAAACAATAACCTTTGATCGAACTCCTCTACACCTATACCAAGTCCGCGCTCAACATTACCCGTCCTTATTTTATCTAGGGTATTTAGTGAGGAATCTAACGGATCTATAAATTTACTATAATCTTTCATTAATCAAATGTTAGTTTAGGTCTGTTAGATTTATTCACATACTCTCTAGGAGGATTATGCTTAAGCCAATTAGTAAAGTGTTGGTTAATATCTCCGTTATCCCTATCCTTAAACTCAGACTTTTCCTTTTCCACATCTAAGAAATCTACCAACCTTTCTTTTAAAAATGGAATATTAGTTTTGTGCTTCATCATTAACCTATCTAAACTAGCCTGTCTACTAGGATCAAAAAACCATTTATAAAATAAATTAGCTTTATTAGTATTATCTTCTATTCTCTTATCTTTATCTTCTCTTATCTTATTACTTGAAGTATACTTTAAGTCGTCTTTAGGTATACTTGAAGTAGACTTTAGCTTGCGTTTAAGTTGACTATTCTTACCTCCCTCAGACTGTTTTTGCCTAATGCGTTTAGTTTCAGACATTTGCTCATCTAAAAAAGATATAACTAGTTTCCCTTCTTCCACTTTTATAAGTTCGGATTCTATAAGATCATTAAAAGAATCATCACATTTAAACTTCTTCCTAGCGTGCTTCTCTTTTAACTCACCTTGTTTACTCCAATATAAAGAACAGATATTTATAAATAATCCTTGAGCTTCATAACTCTCACAAGTTATATCACCATTAGCCCACTCTCCTGTAAAAAATTTAAAATATGGTAGCTCTTTAGCCATTTTACAAATTGTTAAATTATTAAAGAAAAAAAATTATAGGATTATTATAACCCCACCTTTTATTTTTACAGACTTTAAACGTTTATCTTCTATCATTTTGTCTATCGTGGGCCTACTAACCTTAAAAACTTTATGATATTCAGACTTTGTATAAGTCTTTTCTGGATTGATTGTTATCTTTTCCATTTAGCTAATTTACATATTGTAATTGAAACTAAAAAACTATTTACTAATTATTTTTATAATAGAA